AGGAGTGATGCTCGCAGCGTTTAAAACGCTTATTAGTTCTTCCTGTACGTCGTTAAGCCAGGTGTTCGTTACGACGGTGGCCTGAATGCCACCAACCGGGTCGCCCTCGGTAAACTTGTTGTCGATCGTGGCGCCAGCCCCGTCAATTCTGTGCATGCGTCAATCTCCGTAAGCGAAGAGCGCGATCGTGTGCGCGGGCTTCAATTGATTTATTTTGCATTCGAGGGTGTCGTTACCCCATGTGCGCAGCCGCTCGCCGGCTGCGGAAAGACCCGCCCGAAACTCCGTGATGCTTGCTTCAGGCGCGCGAATCAGCCAGGTGTGGACCCATGGGCCGTTAGTCAAAGGATCACCCGCAACCGACATCCCGGCGCGAAACGGCCTGAATTCTTCAATGGTCACCGTGTAGCCGAGCGACGCTGCGAGTTCGATGAAGTACGCAGGGGACTGGCCACCGGTGCTGGTGAGTTTGGTCAGCAACGCATTGCGGCGACCTTGAAGGGTTTCCTCGAGAACACCCGAACACTTGTCGGGCAGGCCCGCCACACGCTCCCAGTCTGGAAGCAGTTCCAGCGCCGCCGCCGGGTTCACTTCTTGGGGTAGCACGCTGGCCCTGACATCGAGACGCGCGAGCTCAATCGACATGCCGTCAAGAAGGTCGTGGAGCGTGGTGCCGGGATCTCGCGGGAAGGCTTGGCCAGGTGGGAGCAGCGCTTTCAGCTGCTCCCTGTATTCGGCAGCTGTTGGCATTACGCCTCCTACAGGCTGGAAAAGGTGAGTGTCCCTAGAGTCGCCATATGGCCCGTGGCGTGTGTCACATCAGCCGTTGGTGAAACGATCTGGTTGTTGTTTTCACCAGCAGCCAAGGACACAGCCTCGCGCAAGCGGCTGATCAGGATCGCACCACCAGGTGCAGAGTCTCGATCGATCAGGTCCGCCAGTTCCGCCCGCACCGCGTTTTGAACGGCTGAGCTGTTTGGAGAAAGTTTGATGTTCATGTCCAGCGGATCAGCAATTGGGGCGCCGACGAACACTTCGGCGGTTACTGGTCGGCGTGCATTGATGTAAGCCTGCACCTCGGCGACCTTGGCCGGTGAGGGGATGATCGAAACTTCTTCATCGCAGACGAACAGTACTGTCACCGTACCGGCCCCCATTTGCAGCGGATATACCCAGACCCGGGTAACCCCCGAAACCTCAAGCGCCCATAACTCGTAATCAGATTTAGCCCCGCCATGGGGCGGTTGTTGTATCCGTGCGAGCAAGCGCGCCAGCAGTCTTTCGTCAGACTCAACGTCAACCCCACCTTCGAGCTTGGTCGCCGACGTGGCGGTGGATTGCACGCCAGCGATTGGCGAAAGCAAGAAGATCGGCAAGCTTGAACCGAAGTTACCGGCCTCCCCTGCCTCAAGCGCAATGATCGGAACGATTAGCGGGCCACCGCTGAACACCGCATCGCCGAGCACCTTGTATTGGACGCCGTCCTGGCGCTGCACAATGGTCCCATCGAGGATGGTGGAGCCGGTGTTTCCGGAAAACGCGACCGAACCTTGAGCAAATCCGGCGGTCTTGCGAATTACCTTCCAGATGGACGCCCAACGTTCGAGGTATTCCTTCTCAGCGGTGTCGATGATCGATTGCTTGGCGATCCAATCAAGGTAGCCATAGAGCATGTGAACGGCGCCGGCTTCGGATTGACCGACGATGCCGAGCAATGAACGGCGTAACACCGCGCTGTCGACACCCGTAACGCGGCTGCTGATATCGGTGATCACACGATCAATCAGCTCGGTCAGTGTTGGTCTAGCAAATGGCATCAGGCAGACCTCTTCGCGGCTTGCGCCGACCATTCGTAGTTAAATTGATAGCGAACCGGCGAACCGGTCGGCCGGAAAATATCGACAAGGATCAGCATCCAGCCCCGCGCCACAAACTCGGCAGTGACCTCCACACGAGTCGCGACCAGGTCCTCCACTATCCAGGCCAACGCTTCCCGGCAATATTGCTGGGCCCGGCCAAGGACTTGCGGAAGCTGCTTTTCGCGGGCCAGCAGCCACAAGAGTGAGCCGGTCTGGTCGGATGGTGTGGCGTTTGCGATATCCCCCCAGTAGCCGCGCAAGTCGTCCTGTGGCAACTCGACGGGGATCTGCTCGGGGCTGGCCCGGCGATCTGTGAAGAGACTGATGATCACGGCAGTTTGCAGGCCATCGTCGCGCGCCAGGTCGAAGCCCGACAGGAGCAACTCCCCACCGCTTTCGGTCATTACCATTGCGGCATCGGCCATCAGATAGGCACTCCTGAGTTGCCACTGCCGGCGGTGACGCCGCTGTGTTGATGATTGCTACCGATGTTCTTACTGTTGTTCGTGATGGTGCCGGTGGTCGTGATGTTGCCGATCACCTCAAGATCGCCGATGAGTTTGATCGTCGGTGCCTGGGCTTCGAGATGCTGAACGGCGGTGACCTTCACCATCTCTCGCAGCAACTCGATCTTGTTGCCGAGGTCGTCATAGATGGCGACCTCACCAGCCAGCAGGGGGATCCGGTACCGGCGGTCATCGACCACCAGAACAATCCCTTGCTCGCGATTGCCTCCGAGGAAGGCCACCGCTACATCACCACCCAGCGGGTGACTGGTGAAGCCATAGTTCTGCATGTGTTCAAGGCCATCGCGGAGCTCGTCCTTCAGCAGCTCCACCTGTACCTGCTGTCGAGGGCCGCTGTCGCTCACACCACGCAACACGCCGCGGCCAAACATCATCATGACCCGGTTACCCATGTCTCGGAGCGCTTCATTCATTTCGGCGGTTCCTCTTCTCCAATGGCCTCAGCCCAAATGTTTCGGCCACCCTTTTTCCCGGCCTTCCCTTTCTTGTCTTTCTTCCCGTCCGGCGGCTCAGGGTCGAAGGCTTGGGGGCTGACGATTTCAAGCTTGGCGGTAGTTCCGCCTTCGCCTCGCTCATAGGTCACCTGGCGGATGAGCATCCAGCCATCCATGCGGAGCCAAGTCGACCGCACATAAACCAACAGGCCCGGCTCCCACAAAGGACCGCCGGGACTTTGCCGCCACCCCTGAACTTCAATACTCGCCGTGGCAGACTTGCCGATGCGGCTATTGGCCTCCCACGTTGCGCGGTCCTGCAGGCTTGAGGAGGTTCCGCCAGTCTCGGCAACCAGCAACATCGGCCGATATCGACTGATGCCACTATCAGTTACGCCGCCTGATATATGAGCCTCGGTTTCGCCGGTACTGTCTGGGCTGTAGCTGGCCTGTCCTTTAACCAGGTAGCTGCTGAACCGTTGGCTGTGATCGATGGTCCCGCTGGCGTTCTTGATGTTTTCGCCCTGCACCAGAGAAGCCTGGGCGCGGCGCACACCGGCACGAGTGATGAGGAGTCCGCCGGCGCCGTCTGGCATCAACAACGCTTTTCGCTGTCTGGCGTATCGCTCGATCGCCTTGAAAGCCGTCTCACCCTGCTGCAGCTTGCACACCGGGAAAGGCTCCCCTACGTCAATCTCCGCTGTGACGGTCACCCCAAACGGCGCTGCGAGGATCTTCGCGAAGGTGAGCAGGTTGATGTTTTTCCACTCGTCAGGTGTGTGCACGGCGCTGCAATCAACCAGGTCCGCAACCTTGTCTCGCCCTTGAATGTTGATGGTGTGGTCGGTGGCGCTGTAGGACGGTTTGAAAATATCGACGTAGCCAATCACCATCGGAAAGCCAGCCAGCCGAACTTCGCAGGCGTCACCAGGGAGAATTGGCCAGGGCTCTATCTGGGCTGGCGAGCTATCGCTGGCCTCCCATCGCTCCGTGAGTGAGGAGGTGAAAGCGGTTGTCGCGGCATCGATCGCCCGGGTAACCCCGAGGGAAGTCCAGCCCGAGTAGTTCATTCCGTTAACCAGCAGTTCGAGGTCATCCATCAGCAAGCACCTCGAGCTGATTGCCCCCAATCAAAAAGCCGGGGTGTCGTGGACCATTACGAGTAGCGATTTCATCGGCCCGGCCGGCGTCCCCGTAAATCTGATAAGCCACCAGCAAAGAAGGCAGCGTCTCTTTCGGCACGTACTGGACGATCCGAGCGAGGTCTTGTTCAGGATTCGGCACGGCCTGCACGACGCTGGTTCGTAAATCCGACAGCGTCACATAAACCTCATCGTTCGGGGTGGCTTCGCTTTCAGCATCAATGCGGTCGACCAGCTCCTCGCGGACCTTGATCGCCGCCTGATAGCTGTCGTAAACCGTAGGCGTCAGCGTGGTTCGCACGTTCGAAGTTTGAGCAGCCGATTGCACAGCGGTAGCAGTCCTTCCCTGAACGAATGGAATCGGCGTTGATACCGTGGTCTGCGTTACCACTGCGGCCTTCGCGGCTTCGGCAATTGCGACCTGGCGGACCAGCGCGTTTAGAGCAACCGAATTCGTGGCCTGCTGTCGACGGCTCGGCGTTGAGGTACTGCCTGAGTAGCTGGACGGCGACCGGTCAAAGAGGCTGGTCAACATGCTCAACGCATTGCTACCGAAAGCCGAGCGGACCGAGCCAAACAAACCGGTGATCCTGCTGACCATACTCAATGGTTGTTGGACCAGGCTGTAAGCGTCTGCCGCGAGCCCTTTCGCTTGCTGGTAGAAGTCGGACGCGGCCTGCAAGTCTCCGGCAAAGCTCAAGCCCGGGGCGGACATGAATTCGCCGAGCTCAGAAAGCCCGGTTGCCGCCGACTCGGCGACATAAGCAGGAAAGCCAGTGGTCAGGAAATCGGAGACAAAACTTTTCTCAGCTGCAGCGGTGACGGCATTGCCCTTCGCGCTGATGGCGTTGACCGTGTCGACCTTGGCAGATGGGTAGGAAGCCTCCCCCGCTTCAAGGAAGGTCAGCTTCACCATGCACATGCCGCCGTCGGCAGTGCTTTCGCTTATCCCAAGGCCTCGACATTCAACCGTCATCTCGCCGCGGTACGGGTGGACGAGAACGCCGGGCCCTGCGGTTTCGCAAGCCTTCTCCAGTTCGTCACGCTGGGTCTGGTAATCCGCCCCTAACAGATAGCCGGAAACGGAGAATTCACGGGCCTTACGGCCGAGGTCTTCAGTGTAAGGAACGTCGCGCTGGGCATGCTCGTGCACCGCTTGGCGCCGACCATGCGTACTGTCCGCGGACTCTACAAAAAAAGGAACGCCGCGAAAGCTCGCGGCGCGGTAGTTGTCTCTCCAGCCCATGGGTGGCTCCGATTAATTCGCCATTGAGTAGCCCAGGTTCGTATCGAACTGCGCTCCCTGGCTGCCCTCGGTTTTGACCTTTGTGCCCGGGGGCATATTTGCGAAGTCCACCTTCACCCGAACTTCGGATGGAGGTGCAGCTACGATCTTCGCCGTGTCGTTACCCACCTGCGCTGCTCGGCGCCCAATATCAGAGAGTTCCTTTTCCGTTCCGGGTGCGGCAGCGCCTGCTTCAGGCAAAAGATTACGGGAGGCGGCGTCAGATCTTGGGGTCGTTGCTTGCGATTCTTTTTGCTGGTTGTCGCCTTGTTCAGGTGTGTCCCCTTCCCCAGCTACTGAGGTTGGCTCTTCGGCCGATATCTCGATACCCAGCATCTTGGCTGCCCAGTCCGGAATGGCGCTTTTCATCGCGCTAATCGCGTCCTTGACCTTGGCACCCAGGATCGCACCGAGATCCCATCCAGTCAGGTATTTCACCAACCCCATGAACGCTTCAGTCATCAGCGTAACCGGGTTGTATTCCTTCCACAGCTTCCAGATGCCGTTGATGATCCCGTCGCTGAACGCCGCCTTCACGCCGGCCCACTTCTCTTCGAAGAAGGCCACGATCTTGTCCCAGTTCTGGTACACGATGTAGGCGGCGCCAGCGATCAGAGCGATCGCCGCAAGGAACCAACCGACAGGCGTTGTGGCGATCGCAATGCCTAGACCTTTAAAAGCCATCCCGAGATTGAAGATGCTGACAACGAGCCCGCCGCCAATGTACGCACCCACCGTAGCCAGAATCACATTGGCTCCACCGAAGGTATCGGCAAGCCAACCAACTGCGCTTATTACTGGTTGAATCCCGTCGTACAGATCACCGAGAAAACCGGTGATTTTTTCGATATTGCCTGGCAGATTTTTGGCAAAGCTTGTGGCGAATGCCTCAATTTGAGGACGGTATTTGACGATCGTTTCGGTAAGCATTTTGGACAAACTGTCCAGCTGAGGAACTACTGCGGCAGCTATGGTATTACCGACCCCCTTGAAGGCAAACATCATAGTGTCGAGGGTATCGCCGAAATCCTCACCAGCTCCCACCGCGTCATCGGAAAGGACAATCCCTAGCCGCTTAGCCTCTTTGGCCATTTTATCCAGCCCGGCAGTTCCGTCCTTTATCAAGGGCAGTAACTCCGTAGCACTCTTACCAAAGATCTTCACGGCAGCCTGGGCTTGTAGTGATGGATCTTTAATCTTCGATATCCGATCAACAAAAATGTTGAACTGCTCATCGGTGCTTTTGAGGCTTCCATCAGTATTCTTCAGCTTGATGCCAAGCCCCGAGAACATATCGGTAAGCTCTTTCGAACCCTTGGATGCAGCCCCAACATTGATGTTCATTTTCTGCAGCGCGCCAGCCAATGTCTCAGCCGACGACCCGGAGAGTTGCGCAGCAAACCCAAGTTCCTGGAACCGCTGCCGACTGATACCTGTACGGTTTGCTGTATCCCCAATGAACCCGGTGGCATCTGCATAGCCTTTGACGAATACACCGAATGCAGCACCAGTGATACCCAGAGTAGCCCCGAGCCCAAGAAGCCTGTCCCGGCTTTGACCTACAGCGGTGCCCACGCCACCGATGGCGCTCCCAACATTCTTCAAACTGTTGGTGAAGATGGGCAGGCCGGTTCGGTCGATTGCGCGACCGACGCCAGCAGTGAACCCCTGAACCTTGCCCAACATCCCGCGCAGCGGAGCAGTCAGACGGTCAACAGCACCGATGATGACGCTTAGTCCGTAGCCTTTGTCTGCCACTCCGTCCACTCCTCTGCCCGCTCAAGCCACCAGTTCAAATCGTCGAAGTCCATATCCATGACTTCAGAGGGCTGAACGCCCATCACCTTGACGACGACAGTCACACCGGACTGCCACCCCCGAGGTGCGCCAGCAAAAAATCGCGGGCTTCCTGAATGAGAACGGCCTGGTCTTCTTCGCTCATCTCGTCGATAAACGAAGGCGCCCGGCCGGCCATTTTTGAACCGAGGTCAATGAGCGTGGAGAAATCGAGATCGATCGCACCACTGCCTTTGCCATCCGAAGTAATGCGCAGCGAATGGCCGCGCAGGTACTTGAGCTTGCGGGAGATGGTCAGCTCGGTGACAGATTCGCTACCGAACTGCACTGGCTCTTTAAGAACCAGCTGTTTTTCCTTTGCCATTACTTGACCTCCTCGGCAGACATGCCTTCAAAGCGAACCGGAATCGAACCTTCTTCGGTGTTGCCTGTGCCTTCATTGGCGTACCAGGCTTCACGCAGGACGATCACTTTGCCGTTTGCCAGCTCAAGCGTGATCGTTGCGTCGACGGTGTCGAGTAGCGCCTCCAGACTCATTTCCTGTCGGTCGGTGATCTCACCTTCGACAAAGGGGATTTGAGGCGTTTCTTTGTAACCATGGACACGGTCGCTACCGACCACGCCTTCCTTTTTCGCGCGCCCGATGTTGTAGGTAAAGGCACCCTTGGCGAAGTACATATCGCCATCGATCTTCAAGCTGATGATGCCGCCAACGCGTTTGCCAGCCATGTGGTGGTTCTCCTGAAGTCCGCCTTACAGACGGAACTGAATTTTGTTGGCGACGATGCGCAGTTGGTTGACCAGGTCCGGCGGCAGCAGCATGTCGAGCCGGTTCGGATCGCTGACATTGCGCTCGGCGATGAGGTTGGCCTTGAAGTCGTCGATGTTCTCGACCAGCCCCAATTCCTCCCATTCGCGAAACTTGGAGATGGCTTCTGCCTTCATCACGTTCGGCGTGACGACTGCCTGACCGATACCGTAGCGAGTCCCGTTGTCGGCCAGCTTGTGCCGCGGGTACTTGCGCAGGATGTAGTCGCGCCAGTCGTGGCGGATGAACATCAGAGTGAACAGCGTTTCGCTGTCCAGGTAGCTGATGTCGGACCCGCCGGCGGCATTGGTTTTGTAGGTAGTGATCAGGCGCTCAACGAGCATGGTGCCGTCGGTGCCGACCTTGCTGGTGGCGATCCCATCGAACAGCAGCAGGTTGCGCTCTTCGTTGGTGAAACGATCGGCAGCCGCCGGCGGCAAGCACCAGGCATAAGCCAGATTCTGGATCGGCCGCGCCGGGTCGATGGCCGCGTAGTACGCAGCGATCGCCATGGTCTCGGCAGCCTTCTCATAAGCCGGCATCGGCTCATCGTTGGCCATGATGATCGAGAGGTGCTGACTGTTGTGGCTGTCGCCGATCGCGCCGAGGGTGCCTTGGCTGCCACGCGCAGCCGCAAAGGCGTGCGCCTCAATCTCACGGTTCCAGGCGAAGCGGCTGTTCAGTTCGGTTTTGATGCTAGCCAAACTTGCCGCGTCGGTGTACGGCACTGCCCAGGTATGCAACCACTCGTCGCCGAGAGCAGCCAGTGCAGCATCCAGCGCTGGGTTACCAGCCCCGCTCGTGAACGCGGAGACGGTGACGCCAACACCGGCAGGCAGTGTCTGCCCAGCGTAGTAGTTCACCCGCGCGTTGAGGCTATTACCCGCCTCGCCTTTGTGGCGACCGGTCAACGTGACAGTGCCCGTAGCAGCGACAGCGGTCACTGGCATATCAGAGGCGGCAGTGATCGCGGCAGCAGCAGCCGTCGCAATCGCGGTGGCAGCGTCACCACTGATTACCCCGACTGACACTCGGCGGCCAGCAATCATCAGTTCAATGGTGCCGGACCCTGTGGCCGGTCCAGTGAAAATCAGAGTACCGGTAGCAGCTACGCCGGCGACATTGTCGATCAGCGGCATCACCTGCAGTTCGGTGTAAGTGTCGATGGCCAGAGCAGCGCGAACCATGCCGGCAAGCATCGAGCCTGCACCGAACAGCGAGTCAGCCTGAGGGGCGCTGGTTACGCGAACCATGGTGTTGGCCACGGCCGAGCCGGCGGCCAACTTCTGACCGATCAACAAGCGGCGATAGGTTACCGACTGTGGGCCGCGCACGGCCTGGCTGTTGTCGATCTCGCTATAGACGCCCGGCTTGCGAAGCGATCCAGGCCCGGGGATGGTGTCGAATCCGATGCTCATTGTTTCTCACCTTTTGGGGTCAGGGCCTGGTCAACAGGCTGTTCAGTTTTGAATTCGACGTCCCCGGCTGCTTTCTTGCGGAGCCAGTAACTGTTCGTTTCCAGCGTCTTGCCTTCTTCGGGCAGCGCCTCATAGGTGCCGGGGATCCGCACCAGGCGACCCTCGACGGGTTTAACCAGCACTCGGGTTGTCATGGATTCAGGTCCTCGATGATCGTTTTGGCACGATCCGGCGGGTTGGGCTGGGCGTTGTCCAAGCTGTACTCGGTGCCCAGCGTGTTGAAGTCGGGAAGTGTTTCGTTGAAAAGATCGTCGGGGTGACGGTCCAGATACGACGCCTCAAAGATGAGTCGGCAGGCGCCGGTCAAATGCTCCGACTGGTCGAGCAAAACCAAGCGAGAACGCAGGTACTGCAGATCGTTGACGGTGTCGCCGAGGGTGTCGTCCATCAGCAGCAGGCGTTCAACCTGTCGGGCCAGCGTGTCGAGCGTGTCATCCAGTGCATCGGTGCCTTCGGCATGGATCTCCACCACCAACTCGACCTTTCGCAGGTACTCGCGGGGCGCCTGGTTAAAGATCTCGCCCGCCTCGTCCATCGTGTAAACGATGATCGCGGGAAGCTCGCTCTGCCATCCGTTGGAAATAAGCGGCGCCACACGGCTTGCGTAAACGCTCGCCCCTGCATTTGTGGCGCCCAGCAGCACCGCAACGGCCTGCTTGCGAATCAGTTCTCGTGGGTGAGCCATGGTCAGACCTTGCGAAGGAATAGCGTCACACCGGCCACGCCATCGGCCTGTACGTCATGGATTTTGTACAAGACGCCACGAGCCTGGACGCGATCGCGGTTTGTGGGTTCGTTCGGCAAATCGATCAACCGAACACCGAGGATCGGGTTATTGGTCGACACCGGCGCGCCTGTCTCTGGATCAACGGAAACGTGAGCGGTATCGAACACGGCTTGGGCCAGTGCGACGCCGGGCGCGACTCCGTCCGTCAACCAGTACACGGCGCCACCAGGATCGATGGACGCCGAAGGCTCACTGAAGGTGCGGATAGACACGCCGAGCATGCGCTGGGCCATTGAGGCCCAGCCCATTACACCGGCGCCGGAGCAGTTACGCCGTTGAGGCGGCAGGCGCCGGTCGCGCTCGGATTGGCCTCCACTTCGGTGGCCAGGCCGACCAGCACCAAGCCCGTCGCCGAGACGTTCGTCAGTGCCCGACTGGTGGTGTTCATGTACACAACGTCACCAATTGCCCAGGCCTGTGCGCTGATTTTCGTCAGATCAAACACACCAGTGGTTTTGAGCACCACCGGTGCGCCGGCGAGTTCGGTAGTGGCGGCCACGCCTACAATCGCGCCGACCTTGTACAACTCGCCAGAGACGGTGCCGCCAACTGGAGCGGGTACGGTCAAGCAGTCGCCAGCCTGAATATAAGTTTTCATGCGAAATCACCTTGAAGTTCGAAAAGGGCAAAAACAAAAAGGACGCCCGATGGCGTCCTTTTAGGTCTGTGTGCTTGCTGGGACTCAAGCGCCCGGGTTTTTGTACGCGCCGCGGTAGTCGATCCAGGCGGCGCCGAAGACCAGACGCGCCTTGATTTCCATACCGTCAACTTCAAAACCTTCGCGGGTCTCGGTGAAGACGCCTGGCTCACCTTCGAGGTAGGCATATTCGAAGGTATCAATCAGCCCTGCCTCGGTGAACAGATACCATTGGTTGCCAGTGATCCGGCCATCGACGATTACGACCAGCGACGTGTTGCGGCCATCGTTGATGTCGGAGTTCTTGGCTGGAACGTATTGGGAACTGGTGAACTGGAAGGCTTCCAGTTCCTTGTCAGGACCGACCACCAGGTAGCGCGGCTCAACATTGAGGAACGCGCCGGCCTTGGATTTTTGCTTACGCATTGCTGCGCGTGCAGCCCCCAGGGTGGAGGTGTTGATCGCTCCACCACTGGCTGCCAGGTTGCCGTGACCTGCGACAAAAATTGCACTGCCGTCGGTGAAATTCGGGTTGCTGAGAATCAGGTTCCAAACCAGATTGGATTCCGTCTCGGCAGCAGCCAATCCGTAGGCCCGAGGGATGCGAGTCAGTGCGCCCAAGTCGTCGTTGATGACGGCTTCCCAAGTGATGGCGATGATCTTGCCGAACTTGGTGACGCGGATCGGAGCGCCCTCTTCTTCGAGTTTTCCGTACTTGTATTCGCCATGCTCCTTGACCTCCTCAAGGGCGGAGATATCGCCCAGCGCGGCACGGGTGGTGGCGCGAAAGTCTGGAACGGTGGTCATCTGACCCAGAGGGCGCCAGGTCTGCGGCGCTTGGGCGTAAGCATCACGTAGGGTGCGGGTGACACCACCACCGAGCAGGATTGGGAAGTCGCTGGTGGTTTGCATGCCGGCGGCGCGCATGGCGGTTCGGTCGCAACCCAGTGCCGCGCGGGCCACTTCTTGAGGAAGCATGCCGCGTGCATTGCCGCCGACAGTTTCAACGCACTCACGCGCAAGATCGAGCAAGCGCATGCCGCGGAACTCCCGGGCGCCTTCGATCAGGGCGATGGTCGGGTTGCAACGGTTGAGCAAAGCATTCTGCATCGCCTCACGCTTCGCAGTAATCACAGACTGATCCAGACCGCCAACCACCGTTGCTTGGCTGTTTCGCGTTTCGGGTTGATCCTTACCTTGTTTCTCGGCTGCCTTGTCGATCAAAGCAATACTGGCATCAGCGATTGAGACGCCACGGGCTACCAAATCTTCTGCGACATCCTCGCCCAGACCAACCTTCTTCGCCATTTGGCGAATGGTCAGGCTGCGCTTACGCTCGGCATCAGCGGCTTCGCGACGGATCAACTCCTCGGCCGCGCGCTTTTCTTCTTCAGTCATCGGGTTTTCCTCGGTGGTGTTGGCCACGGCGGCCGGTTTGTCGAGAGGCTGTTGCGCCTCGCGAACTTCAAAAATGGTGTTGAAGCGTTGGCCCTGGTAGTCAGCGGCGGTTTGGGCGCTGCGGATCTTGGCGCCGTCATCAAAACCGATCGGCACCAGGGAGAGTTCAAGTGGCTCCCAGTCCACCGCGCGGTAGGTCGGAAGCTTGTCGTCCTCCTCTTCCACCACTTCGTAACGGTGGACGGCATAGCCAACACTGATGTTGCGCAGGATCCCGTCCTGCACATCACGGAAGATGCCCTCGACATCCTCGCGCTGGCTGAAGCGGACCAGAGCTCGGCCCTCTTCGCCTTCGAGCCATGCTTTCTCCACAACGCCAATGACATCGGAAAGCTCATACGAGCTATGGGCATTCAGGAAAGGGGCGCCGTTGTTCAACCGATCAAGACGGAGTGCCTTGGCGCTGACCTCGAGCTCTTCCATGTAGCTGCCGATGTCCCATGACCACCGCCGGCCTTTCGAGCCAGTGGTCCAGGTCAGTTCTACGGTGCGCTGCTCGACGTCAACCGAGCCTTCGCGCACCGCGGCACGCAGGCTTAGCATTGGCGTCTCATGTGTCTTGTTGGTCGTCGCCTGATTCGGGGTTGGCATCGTCTGGTTTCTCTTCAGTGATTGGCGGCTGACTGGGTGAGCCAGCGGCCGCGACTCGGCGTGGGTCGCAATCCAGGACCAGGCCGTATTCGTCGATCATGTCGTTGGCTTTTTTGATTTGCTCTGCATGCCGCTTCGGGTCCGTGATGCCGAGTTCGCGCAAGGCGTCGGGCCACGTGGTCAGGCCGTTGCGTACCCGCGTGATAACGTTTTCGGTTTCCGACTTCGGATCGACCATGTCGCGACGAGGGGGAACCCAGTACGCCTTGACGTCATCCATTACCCCGCCGGGCAACAGCACCTGTGCCTCCATGAACCAACGCCAAACCTGATCACAGAGCTGAGGGATCAGCATTCGCCACTGCCATACATCGACACGGCGGGCAAAGTTGAGCCACCCCATCCGGCCGCTAGAAAAGTTCACGCCCTTGAGGTCGCCGGTCAGCAGTTCGTAAGGCACGCCTAAGCCGACGGCGATGGCATGCAGCGCTTGCCAGGAATAAGGCGTGTAACCGTTGAAGGTTGGTGGAGTGCCGAA